TCCGGCGATGTACTCACGTTGCGCGCCCAAATAGTCGGCTGCGGAAACGGCGCGGTTCCCTACTACAACAACCTGCCCATCTCCAACACGCCGAACCAGACCTACGCCGCACCCTTCACGGCCAACGCCTCTCAAGTTGTGACCGGCGTGCTACCCGGCAACGATAAGATCATCTGCGGCACCCAATCCTACACGACCTACGCCTTCACATGGATGGACAATGGATTCCCAATCGCGCCCACCGTCACCTACCGACTCGTCGATAACTCCACCATCAACCTCAGTACCCAGGTTCCGGTCAATTTCGTGCCGCCCGTCATCGGCAACTCCGCTGGAGCCTACTGCCCAGCCGCAACTCCCATCTTCACAGGCTTCAACGCCCAATATGTACCTCAGTGCGCGGCCAACTCCCCGTCAACTACTGCGGCTCTTCCCATCACAGGTGGCACACTCCAAGGCAACCTAATCATCCCCTCGCCCTGGGGAATCTCATCCTACACCATCAACGGAGTAGTCCAAGCCGATCAGTTCGCCGGTTCCGACATGTGCGCCAAGATCAATGCCGCGCTCATCTACGCCATCGCAAACAGTCGCCCCTTAGTCAATGGGCAGAACTTCTCAGGCACGCAGACGTGCGCCACCAACATGTTCGCACTCGGCCTAGCGGGATCGACCACCGCGGCCGTCACGCTGCAACTCGGCGTCGTCCACATCCAATCGACCGTTCAGCAGCTTATCACCAATAGCGGCGTCGGACTTTGGGGTATGGGTGGCAACATGACCCAGATTGAGTACACCGGGGGCTCAACCGTCGCCGCCGTTCTCTATGTCAACGGCACAACCGGCAGCGGCTCCTACGGCTCCAACGGCATCAATTCCATCGACATCCGCGACCTCTACATCTATGGCGGCGCGGCCAACGCAACTGACGCCCTCCGTCTCGATTTCGTCAACCGCTCCGACTTCAGCCGAATCAAGATGTGGGGCGCGGTCAACGCCTGCCTCGATGTCCACGGCGCTGTCACGAACACCTACCAGTCGCTCCATTGCTCAGTGAACGATGCCTTCTACCAGGGCATCCAATCTGGTTCGCACACCGTTCCTGCCTTTGGCAAAATCTTCGGCGGCAACACAATCGGTGGCACCATCGACTCAACCGATTCCTCAGTAATCGACGCCATCGACGAGGGTCTTTCCAACACCGGATGGTATCTGACTTCCGCTACCAACCTGACCTTTATGGGCGGCACATCGGAAGACAACCTCACCGGCAACGGCATTTTCATCAATACCACCGGCAACGGCGTCAATCCTGGCACATCCAACAAGCTGAACACCTTCATCAACTCCGATCTCGAAGGTAACGGCGCGGGCACAGCGGGAGTAGACGTAACCGACAACGGCCAACAGAACACTTACATCAACCTGACCGCAGCCTCGACGTGCTCATCCTGCGCCTCAGTCTATCAGACGCCCATAAGCGGCGGCGGCTCCATCATCATCGGAGACGCAGTTCTCAAGACGGGCACATCCGGCCACTTCGTCGTCATTGGTAACAATCCCGACTTAGGGCGCAACGGCGGAACAACCACATTAGCCATCGCGTCCATCACAACCGCCAACGTCACCCAGGTCAATTCCGGCGACTTCGAAGGCACAGGAACATTCAAGGGACCGATCCTAACTTCAAATGGTTCCCTGCCTACCTGCGCAGCTGGCACCGGTGTCACCTCTTGCTCCGTCACTGCTGGCTCAACACAATCGCGTGGCTTCATTACCATCACCAACGCATCTGCCACTACCTCGGAGGTACTGGGCACGTTGAACTTCGCCTCCAGTCTAGCGGCCGCTCCCTTTTGCACCCTTCAGCAATCTGGTGGGGTCGCATACTACGGACTCTTCAGCAACTCAACCACGACTGCCCACTTCACCATCGTCAATACGCAAACCGTATCCGGCGTGACCTCCATCACGTTAGAATACGCTTGCCAACTCTAAGGACTTATGGCCAAACTCGACGCAGCACAACGCAAGGCCGCGCCTCACGCTGGCCCGGGCAACTCGTTTCCCATTCCTGATAAGTCGCACGCCGAAGACGCGCTCCGCGAACGCAAATTCGCGAAGAACCCGGCGGCAATCGTGGCCGCAGTCAAGAAGCGATTTCCCTCAGTCGGCAAATCCCTACTCGCAACGGGCCTCTCAAAATGAGTTACAAACAAGATGCGCGCTATCCTCTGCTAACCCACAAACAACAGGGTTTTCTGGACTCCTTCGCGATCAACCAAGATCTAACTCAGGCTGTGTTGGAAAACTATGACATCAAAGACCCCGCGCAAGCTCGATCCTACGGCCTCACCGTCATAGCCCACCCATCAGTTGCCGGGCTCATCCGCGACCATATACAACCCAAGCCCGTCGCTAAGTTACCCACATCCGAAGAACTTCGCGCCATGTACATCGACATCTACAACAACGCCGAAGAGTCTCGCATCAAACTGCAAGCTCTGACAGCCTACGAGCGCGTCTCAGGTTTCTCCAAGCCCAAGACGCCAGTTGCCGATCAGTACGACGCGATAAACGACATCCAGGGCTAACATGCACACACTCATCGCCTATCTCATCATACATAAGACAACAGTGATTGTGTCTTTAGGTGTACTCTATGTTCTCGCCGCTGGAACTCAGCCGCCTCTGGGTTCAAACCCACCCAGCGGATATTGGCGTACCTGGGCCTACAATCTCTTTCAATCAGGGGCGGCGAACTTTCGCGACCGATTTCACCCCACTGTCTACGTTGACCCCTCAACCACTCGCACAACCGCTCTTGAGTCAACCAGCACCAATCAACCCGACGCAACCGTTGTCAAAGGCAAATAAAATGTCTATCATATCCACATTCGAAAAAGACGGCAAGAAGCTTCTCTCCGTCCTCGAAATTGCAGGTCGCGATGCCGATAAGGGCCTCGCATTAGTCGCGAAGTATCTGCCCGAAGCGGCCACCCTGGCTGAACTGATCTTCCCCGCCGACTCTGCCGCTATCAAGGCTGGCACCTCGGTCGCGATCAACATCACCGCCGTCGTTCAGAACACGGTCATCGAAGTTGAAGCCAAGTCCAAGCTCATCCCCGCTGGACTCACCGGCCTCCAGAAGTCTGCGGACGTTCTCACCATCGTCTCCCAGGCTGTCCTGGCCAACCTCAAGTCGCTCGGCTACTCGGCTGACTCCAACACCGTCCAATCAATCATCAACGCCGTTGTGGCCATCCTGAACATCCCCTCGGTGGCTGCATAATGGGCGCGCCCATCTACGTCTCCCCTGACTCAGCAAAGTTCGCCGTGACGACCCAGGAGTCCACTCGACTACTGGCCGCGCTCGAATCGAACACTGAACTCAGCAACAAGCAACTCGGTGTACTCGTCGGCTCCTTCACGGCCGAGAACATCGACTTCAGCTACACCTATGATGGCTCACAGTTTCTCATCGTGACCATCACCGGCAAACATGGCCTGCATAAGTTCGCGCCGAACGACACCATCTTCGACAACGTGAACGATCTCATCGCCAAGTCTGTCGCGTAACACCAGACGCCGGGGCTAGACCCTAAGAAACTGCATCGTTCGACTTCGGTCGAGAGAAGTCACACCGCGCAAGCGACGACCAGTTGATCCCTAGTGATTTAGACAAGAGCAGCTTTATCCTGACGACGGGTCCGGGATATTGCTTCCTAAAACTTCACTGTATAGACGGCATCTTGTCTAAAAACAGAACCCGTCACACATCTAACTTTTTTATTGGCTCTTAGCTCAAACGGCAGAGTGCGCGGCTGTTAACCGCGTCGTTCTTGGTTCGAATCCAAGAGAGCCAGCCAAATACATGAACCTTTGAGGGGCAGCGTGCCACACACATTTGACACACCGGAGCGGTGGAAATACACACCGTCTGCCCCACTCGGTCCACCCACGCCATTTTGGCTTGAACCCACATACTTAGACGAACCTGAAGGTATTTATGCCGGTCGAGGCAAGTGTAGCGGAAAGACAAAAAGAGCTTAGGTACCGCGCGCGCACAGATCTCATGTGGCTCGCTCGCGAAATCCTGGGCTACGAAGACCTAGTGGATAGAGTCCACCAACCGGTCGCCAACCACTTCTACCAGATGAAGCCCGGCACACCAATTGCCGACTTATCAGATGAGAAAGGCATGTCGCTATATGATCCCCGCGGACACTTCAAGACCACCCTCGCCATTGCATCGGCAGTCCAGTGGCTCCTCAACTACCCTAACATTCGGCTCTTTTTTGGGGCTGGTAAGTTGGATCGCGCCTCGGATTCCCTTGTTGCAGTCAAATCCCACTTTCAGCACAACCCCAAGCTCCGACGGCTCTTCCCCGAGTTTTGTCCTCCTCCAAACAAAGATTGGGGAACGACAACTGAATTTACTCTGCCCAATCGAACTAAAGTCCTCGTAGACGCTTCGTGCGTGGCCTTCTCAATGGACTCCATCAAGGCAGGTCCACACTGCGATGTCATGTTCATTGACGATGCTGTCCATGCCGACAACATCCGCACCCCCGAACTTCTTCAGAACGTCATCGACCGATTCATCTTCATGCGCTCCATCGTGGAGCCCTACGGATACATTCATGTCATCGGGACACCTTACAGCGATTCGGACCTCTACGCATGGTTGGAAGATCCAGAGAACGGCGCATGGATTCGCAAATTCCGACGCCCCGCCTGGGTCATCACTAACCCCGCTTATGTTAAAGGAACGCCTCTATCAGCAAGCGATGTCACCTTGCTATTCCCAGAGCGTTTCACGTTCGACTTCCTCAACTCAATCCGCAAGCAAGACGAATTCATCTTCAATTGCCAATACCTGCTCGACCCCACACCCGTCGACACCGCAACCTTCACCGACGAACTGATCGAATCCCACCACATGCCCCATATGCACATCCCGAAAAACGGGAGCGTGTTTCAAACGTGGGATCTCGGCTTCAGTGAAAAGAAGCGCGCAGACTTCACCGCTGGCATCACCGGAATGTATGACACGAAGGGCAATCTATTCGTCTTGGATGTTGTTGCTGGCCGATATTCGCCACATGCTCTGGTACAGATCATTGCTGCCCAGGCGCTCAAGTGGCGGCCTAGGCAAGTGGGCATCGAAAATGCAGGCGGCTCTAAACTCCTAGCCCCGGCGCTCGACAACCTACAGCGCACCATCGGCAAGCGGTTCAACATCATCTGGATGCCAACCAATCCGTTCAAGAGCAAAGAGGAACGCATCCTCTCTCTTCAACCTTTGATGGCCCAGCACAAACTCTATTTCTCGACTGCCATCCCACCTAGCGTATGGATCGAACTGAAGAAACAATTCCTCAAGTTCCCGCGCTTCTCACACGATGACATACCGGACGCGATCTCCATGCTCCTCTTCTTCGCGACGATGGTAGACATCATACCTGACTCGCAAGAGGAAGACGACGAGATCACTTCGGTCTTCTTCAACGCAGACGACGACAACCTACTTGGCGCTGGAATTACCGGCTAGCCACACTGCCCCAAAAGGGTTCACAAGGATAGCTTAATGGCGCTTCTCGAAGACTTGGTTCCGCGCAATACCTTCCAAAACGGCGAAGCGTTCCAACTGATTACGGAACCCAGTGAACTACAGCTGGACCTCACCAAACCCGATAAGGATTTGACGGCGCTCAAAATAGTCTTGCAGGACCGCGCTCAGGCTGAGACGTGGCTCCAAACTCAAGGATGGCTCCTACAGTGGCAGATGGAGGAACGTCTCTATCTGTTTAAGGTGCCCGTCCGCATGTGGGATGGAACCAACATCCCGCGTTCGCATCTCGGAATGCCGCTCGTCTATGAGCATGTCGAATCGGTCCTGCCTCAACTTATGCAGGGCCTCTTCGCAGACGATCCACCGTTCATGTCGAAGCCCAAACCCAACACACCAATGGATGCGGCGCGCGCGAACGATCAACTCCTGACTTACGAAATGAAGCAGGCCGACGTTCGTGAGCAGTACCGGTTGGGATTGAAATCCGCCCTCTTGCACGGCGCAGGCATCTGGAAGATCGGATGGGAAACTTACGAGACTACGCGCCGCACCTACATCAATGAAGCCCCCTATCAATGGCATGGGCTCAGAGATGGCGGCGGCGTTCGCATCAAACCGAAGACGAAGAAGAAAGCGGTTGACGTAAAAATCAAAGTCAATCGGCCAACTTTGGAATGGGTCAACAACAAATATGTGCTCGTCGACCCAGGCTTGACCGGCCCCGACATTCGCAAGGGCAAGTTCGTCATCCACATCAATTACATGACGCCGCTCGACCTCGACAAACTTCGTGGCTACGAAGGCTACGATATACCTTCGCTCGAAGATTTGATCAAGCTCAAGTTCCCACCCGAAGAAGTCCCTCGTCAGAATCCGCTCGAACAGCCGAAGTTGGATCTCTTTCAGGAGTTTCAACCACAACCGCGCCATTGGAACTCCACGCATGATAAACGCAATCAGCCTCTCGAAGTCATGGAGTATTGGACGAACGATAGGGTGTACACTGTCCTTCAGTCGAAAACTATCATTCGCAATGAGCCAAATCCGTTGGGGTTTATTCCATTTCTCTCAGTCACCCAGGCGGATGTTCTGGGCTCATTCTGGGGCATCGGCTTTGGGATGCTTATCGGCAACGAACAAAGGATGCAGCAAGGAGTCATCAACACTTTTCTAGATGATCTCTCGCTGAACTTGAACGGCATGTTTCAACGTGTGCGCGGCTCGAACGTCCAAACTCAACAGCTGCGGATGCGACCGGGCGGTATCATTGATTCAGACACCCCCGAAGGTGTTACCGTTATGAAACGGAACCCGATCCCCATTGCTGAAACCCAAGCCGTTCTCTCTGCATCAGATAGTCGCGCTGCTCGTAGAACTGCTGCCAACGAAAGTGCGGTACAGGGTTCTATGCCGTCTGATAAGTCATCTATCACGCGCACAGCAACAGGTGTTAATAGTTTGGCTTCAGGCACCGGAACACGCCTACAGTCTATTATTGAACAATTCTCATACCAAGTGTTCGTCCCAATGCTTGACGCCTTTCACAAAATGAACGGCCTCTTCATGGAAGCAGACGACATAGATCGCATCCTGACTCAAGAACTCGGCATAGCATACCAGGGCGACACGCTCGACCTCATCAATGCGCAAGTCGATTTCGAAATGCTCGCCGGTTCACGCCTGCAAGCCAAGACTGCGATGAAACAGAACCTACCTCTCTTCTACCAGTTCCTCTTGACTCAACCCGTCATAGATTCGCTGGCCCAGGAAGGCAAGAAGGTGAACGTCTCCGAACTCGTCAAGATGAGCTTCGACGTATCCGGCTGGCCCAACATGTCCTCTGTCATCGTCAATAAGACGCCGCAGGACATCGCGGCCGACCAACAGAAAGCCCAAGCCGCACAACAGCAGCAACAAGCTCAGATGACTCACGAAGCTCAAATGGAGCAAGTCAAGACTGAGAACAAGGGCCAACTACTCGACCGTGCCTCAA